TTTCAGTTGATTCAATTACTAAACCACCATTTGATTTGAGATCAACGGATAAAGTGTTTGCTGACTTATCTAAACCATCACCCGCTGTAATTTGACCCGCCCCAGAGAATTGAGTGAAAGCAAGGTTGTTAGTCCCGACCACCGCTGATCCCTTATCCGAAGTACAAACAAAAGCATTATCGGCATTGACAGTACCTTTCTCGATAAAGGTGAACATACCAGCCGCATCAGCCCCAGCAGCTAAGTCATCAGCCCTTGCTGGTGATGACCCGACTATGTAGATACCGTTCTCGGACGCACTAGACTGGTCTTTAACCAATACTCTGTCATTTGTTGAAAGAGATACGCCATCTAAAGTGTCACCATTATTAAGAGCAGTTGAAATAGTAATATTTCCTGTAGTCGCTGCTTTACAACTATCTTTAACATCTAACCCTTGAGAAACACCATCAACATAGGACTTACTGGCCGCATCACCATCAGCAGTCGGGGTGGCTAGGTTTGTAATTTTTTGACTATTAAGACTTACACTTCCATCAGGTGCAGTAAATTCATTTAATTTTAATAAATCTCCAGCAACTAAAGCTCTAAACGTGGGAGCAGCCGCAGATCCACTTGTAGGCCCTGATAAAACAGTATTTGCTGTTCTTGTATCTGTCTTGTTAAAAAATGCTCCAGCACCACCCACAGTAATAATTGAACTTGCAGAGGGTGGGGTAGATCCATTGTCACCAAAACCATAATATAATTTTAAATCAGCTTCATTAAAAGCTAGTTCTGATGGAGATAAACTAGATGGCGCACCCGCACTGCCAGAGGCTGCTCTTTTTTTAATTCTTATAGTATTAGACATGACCTAAAAATTACCTCCATTGACAAGTGTGAGTTTTGTGGTTGTGCTGTCTGCTTTAAATGTACCACTAGATGAATCGAAAAACACCACAGAACCATCAACCTTTGCAGAATCGTTCATTATAGTGCCAGATTGAGCAAAACTTGGGCCTTGTGGCCCTGTTGCTTTGACAGTTACAACTCTTGTCTCACCATTAACAGTAACGGTGTTTTTATTTTGAGTGACATTAATGTTGCTCATATTGTGGTATAGCCTTCACTTACAAATATAGTACCCTCAATATAATATTCACGCTTCCCGCTTGGATTTAAAAGCAAAACGTCATAAGAAAGTTCATTTGGTGTAAATTGTGTAGTTTGCACATCAGATAAACTAATTTCAAATTCTCCATTTGATCTGTTTGTATATGCCACTGTAAAATCTGCAAATTTGCCTGTTCTTTCTTTGTTCCAAGCTTGTGCAGCTATAGTAAATCCATTTAAATTGACCGCTGCGTCATTGCTATCTGTTATCCTAAATAGTTCGGCATGATCTGACCGCCTCTGAACAGTGAAATCGTATGTGCCAGCTATTATTGCCATTAGTTATATGGTGATGAGCCTAGTATATCAGTTTTCCATTGTGCTTTTAAAGCATCTGTGTCACTTGCAGCGGAAATTCCAGAATCTGCTGGCGCATCTCTTAATGCCTTTTTTTTAGCAACAATTTCTGTGGTGCTTGCACCTGTTTCAAGTGCTTTTTGAAATTCAATATCAAGCTCTGCAAATTTTGAAGTTCTAGCAAGCCTTATATTTGTTTTATGAATTTCTCTGGCTTTTGCCATATCTATGCCAAATCCCATTTTTTACTCCGAATAAGTCCAAGCACCTCTAAAACTTCTATCTGTAGGAATTTTAGATTTATCTACAGTATAGACCGCCTTTCCGCTAGGGCAATCTTTGGCTTTTATTTGTTCAAGAGTCAAATCACAATTATCGGCTGGGGTGACAATACAAATACCTCCGTTATCACTTTCATAAATAAATCTTATATCTGATTTTTTTGCCATAGTTTTTTGTTTTATTATATCTCAAAAATTATATGTCACCAAAAACAGCAATACCCATGCGTGATGACAAACAAGAAAACCTAAGACCTTCAGCTGTCCTGTTATTAGTTTTTTCAGTAATTGAAGCATCAGACATACCGACAATACAATAATTTGTATTTGACATTGATGTTGAAAAATTTAAAGAGTAGTCTCCTTGATCGTTGTCAGTAACTGACGAAAGATTGTAACTATCATTTATTTCAATAATTCCACTGTTATTACCTACGCTTGCCCAAACTTTTGCTCTACCTTTTGCAATTTGTTCTGGTGTTGAACTATGAGCCGAAGATGTATTTTGAATAGTGTTGACTTTTAAAATACTCATATTTTTAACACGCCATCAAAACACAAGGGTATGCTTTACTTCCATCAGCGTAAGTAGCTGTAGAAGTAGTTGAAATTATTTTAGCAATAGTAGAGCTTCTTACAATATCATCTGCTTGTGGCTTTGCAGTTCCATCACCCGCTGATATAAGCAAATCGCCTCTAGCAACTGTTGTAGTAGCTGCAATTCTAATTACCATATCGCCTGTCATTGCAACATAAAAATCATTAACTATTTTGTCATCATCATCATCCCATGTATAAAATACTCCAGCAACATCTTTATCACCTTCAACTTCAGATATTTTTGTCATATTAAGTTGCTGATTTTCTTCACCTTCCCAAACACATAAATCATCTAAATTACTCATTACAGTTCCTTGATATATTGTCGGTCTTTTTGATTTGTCAGTCTGTGAAAGCCCTTTGATTTGTGACCATCTACTTAGATGACCTCCATTTAACGAAAGAGTCGAACCAGAAACACTTATAGTCCCCTCTAAAGAACCTTGTCCAAAAATTCTAAATATCGTGCCATCATTACCAGTTCTATTAAAACTTGCTGCTGGCTGTGAGCTACTAGCAACCTCAAGCATCCTACCTGTGTGTGCTAATTTAACACCTTGTCCAGACGTTGCACCTTCCAGAGAATTATTGGTAGTTCCAACTAATAATTCACCAGCAGAACCAAAGTTAAAAATTTTGTCTGAATTTAAATTACTAGGCCCTTCAAAAGCAACTGAACCTCCACCAGACGCAGCGTTAAGCTTAATTTTTGACATTTATGCAGCCTCCAAAGCAGCGACTTTAGTTTCCAATACCTCTATTTTGCCTACCGCTTCTTTTAATGCAGCGGTGAGTAATGGAACTAATTTTGCATTATCCATACCTTGATAAACAGGTTTATTATCAGAGTCAACAGCGTCTTTTTCTCCTGTAGTAGCTTCGGGAACTGCTGTTACTTCATGAGCAATAAATCCATCTATTGTGGTATTAGTTTCATCATCAATCCAATTAAACCTTCTTGGTTTTAAATTTTTAAGCCTTGTTATAGCATTTGTTAAATCAACTATATTTTCTTTGAGACGATAATCTGATAAATTTCCAAAAATACAACCACCTGTTGTCTCCACTCTGATAAAACCTCTGTGACTTGATTGTTTGAAAAATCTCATACAATCACCGTCATTTTGTCTGCCTAAAGTTATAACTGAAATTGCATTATTAATAAAACCATACGATTCTTCATTAGCACGAAATTGAAATCCATAATCAGTTGCATTAAATCCATCAGATCCAGCTTGAATATTAAATCTGAAATTTGAACTGCCTTTTTTTATTTTTATAGCTGTTGATGGTGTTGCTCCTACCGAAGCTTGAGCAATACTATATTCTGTACCCGCAGTTGCTACATAGTGAATATAACCAGCACTCCCATTATCATTAATCGATAAACCACCGCCAAAATTACCAATTATTGAAACTGCTGTATTAGTAGCCCAACTGGAAGAAGCTGGGGTTGTACCTAATCCAGATGAACCCGCCCTTACTCTGTTAAGAGCATTGAAATTTCCACTGCTATCAATTTGTGTTCTGGTTAATCCAGCTGTATTAATGTTTACAGTATCAGCAGCAAATGACAGACCAGTATTTGAGTCTGTGCCTCTGTATGATGAGGCAGAAGCTGAACCGTCAACTCCAGAAATACCAGTTGTTCCGTTAAATGTTAAAGCCATAATTAAAGAATAACGAGGATTGCACCAGTTGGCACAGTTATAGTTACACCAGAATTAATTGTTGGCGAAACTGAATGCGCGTGTTTATTTGTAGTAATTGTATAATTTGTTGTTGCAACTTGATCGTTTTCAAAAAACACCTGATCGTTACCACCACCAGTTGCACCCGCCCCGCTACCAACTTCAGTGAAAGAAGTTCCATTAAAAATCTCAGCTTCATTTGTGCTGGTGTTAAATCTTATGTCACCCTGACTTGGGCTTGAGGGTCTTTGCCCTGTTGTTCCCACAGGTAATCTCAATGCACCTGTATAGTTGTGAATCACTGAGCCAGTAAAAGTCGCACCTGATAAAGCTGCATGACCAAAATTAGTTTGACTTACATTTCCTAAAGTGACAAAAGCACTATTTCCACCGTTACGGATTTTAAGTAAATTTGTGTCAGAATCAATATGAGGTTGATATGCCGCTAAGTTGGCCGTGCCACTTGGATCTCCACTCCCTGCATTAAGAGTCCTTAATGCGCCAAAAATATCTTTTATGGCTGCTCTGACAGACGCGCCAGTGCCGTTGGCTGGTTCATAATTATTATTAGACTCTTTTGTTGTGCTATTTGGTCTAGTCATCTGTTAAACACCTTTTCCAAATCCTACCGCACTAAAGTTAAAATTTCTATTTATAGAATTATTTGATAAATCAAAAAATTGAATTGAAAAACCAGTCCCAGAAATATTGGTGACTCTAAAATAATCACCGCTGTTTATATTGTCTGTTGCTGTAATTCCTATAGATGGCAAATTGCTGTTTGCTCCGAGCAATGCAGATGTGCCAGTGAAGAACGGTTTATCAAAAACAATATTTGTAATACCAGAACCAGACAAAGTTGCACCTTGTTCAACTCTTCTTTGGAAAGTAGCTGTATAGCCTAATTCAGATACAATAATATTTTGTGCTTTGTCAAATGTAGTGAAAACTACTTTAAACTTGAAGCCTCTTCCTTTGTACGTTCCATTAACAAAGGTTTGGAAAGCAGAATAAGTTGGCGATCCTGATGAGGGGTTGTCTTGTGTAATAGCAACAAGCATTTCACAATTTGTATCTACAGCAGCACCGATACCACCATCAAAATCAGTCCAAGTATCTACAAATTCTTGTCTTTCATCAAATAAATTTGCTGAGTAAAAACTTTCTGACAATATGTGTCGTTTTAAATCAACACTAAATACTCCTCCTAAATCTAAAACCTCATTAAAAAGATATTCTCCGACTTGATTTTGTACTGGATCTGTAAATATTAAACTGTTGGTTGATGAGTCAACCATAACATGAGTTTTTGTACCTTGAAATTTTGGTGAATCATTATCCTCTCGCCTTGTTTGAACAGTTAAAGCTCCTAATGTATCAGGTAAATCAATAATTACTGATGCTGAACTTTCACTAAGTCTGCCACCGTCATCTTCAAAGCGAACTAAATATTCTCCCTCAATATAAGGGACAATTATTTGTGTGCTGTTACCAGCCAATTTATCAATATCAGTAGCATTTTGAAAAGTTCCAGTGCCATCAGTTTTTGGAGAATGCCTGATCCTACAGAACCCCCCATGAAGCACATCAGTGTCTACTGATGCGTCCCATCTGAGACGTATAAGTTTTGAATTAATTGGTTCTATTCTTAGATTTAATACATTTGCTGGCAGCGCAGTTTTGCCGACAGTGTTGATTGTTATGGTAGATGGATTTGCTGAGGCTCGTCTTAAGGCATTGATACTAAATACACGAAGTTCATATGTACCCTTTTCACTATTAAATATTTCAAAATCAGTTTTAGAGACTCTTACTTTTTGAAAATTACCATTGTTAAATCTGAAATGAACTTCATATTCTGAAACACCCTTAACACCTTGCCAGTTGACAAAAACTTTACTTATAGCTCTGTTATTAACTACAACAATTTTTTCAATAGCCGAAACATTAGATGGGGCTGCTTTTATATCATTAAGAGTTGTAATATTTCGAGTTGGTAAAGTAGTGCCATCTTCTATAAAATCATATTTTCCAGTGTTATGAAACACAGCAGTTATTTGATAAGTAAGACCTGAAACCTCTGTAACTCCAATAACTCTAAATAATTGTGTTTGAATTGTATCATTTTCTAATATCCAAACTGAATTTGCATTTGGCGCAGTGGTAAAAGCATTTGATACATTTATTGTTGCTCCTGAGATACTTGAAACAGTCCTTGTTTGCATTGTCCCATCAGGCATAACAACAGATATCAATGGATTGTTAGAGGCATCTAAATCTGTAGCTGAAGAGTCGTCAACAGTAACTTGTAATACTGAAGCCGTTTTTATTCGACCTCCCTTTCTAACCCCAGATCTGACAGGATCTGCAATTTTTATTACAGCACCAACTCTGACAATAGTTCCCGCTTCGAGAGTAGTAGTAAATGAAACAACTTCACCTTCATTAGCCTGTGTGTACAAAAACCATTTTCCGAGTCTATGAGCCATGCCTCTGGAAGTTGTAGCAAATGCTCGAATATTTTTTACAACAAAACCAAACTTTGCCTGTAATGACGCATCTTCTACAGTTTCGTAATCAAATTCTTGAGTTTCATTATCAAAAAATTGAACATTTATGACTGTATATTTAATACGTTTAGAAGTATTTGTATAGCTAAAACCATCAGCCGTAACATTAGACAAGTTAAATAGGTAGCTTGGATCAGTTGGTCTATCACCAGTTATGGTAATAGAACCCGCCTGATAATATGCTTGCACTCTCATCACGCTACAAAGCTCACCTATCAAACGAAATGAATCCTGTTGATTTTGGATAATTGCGTTGCAGCTGAAACGTGGCTCCAAGCCTCCTTGCATATCTGAAACAAGTTCATTGTTATATACTGACTGTGAATAAAAAGCAAATTTATCAAGCTGATCTTCAGTAATGTGATCCCCAAACCCATATCTTTGATTAGTTAAAAGGTCATAAAGTACCCAAGCTGGATCGTTGCAATATTCTTTAGTTGATTTAAGTGTTCCATCAAAATTACCACTAAAAGTAAGGCTGCCATCTGGCCTGACAGAGGCGTTGCTGGGAATTTTTATCTTTAATCCCCGCACCTTAAACATGGTTCTTGGCGTTTGTGGGAATTGTTCAGCATCTACTCTTATTGCCGCATGAGCAGTGTTTGGATATGCGTTTTGTTTGTCAATTATTGTTGTAAAAGAAGTAAACACAGTTGCATTTTGCAAAGTAGTGACATTACTGTCTGCCGTATCTCTTATTACTCTTACTGTTATAGGAAAGCTAGTGCCAGCTGGAATATTTATTCTATAATCTCTAAAATATGCTGTTGGTGTTTTTCCAGTAATTGTATCGTCAATAGGCGTAGTTGTGGTTCCGTTGGCTTGTATTATCTGAATCCTTATATCAACTGAAGTTCCAGAAATATCACCATTATCTTCAAATTTTTGCAAAGAGTTAAATCCAATAGTAACTCTTACAGCATTAGTATTAGAGTTGCTGATTGACCTTGAAACTGGTGTTGAATTTGTTACAGGGACACCAACAGTATTTTCTGTTTCTATATCGGAAATACCACCAATAGGAGTTTGATTTGCAGTCCCAAATCTTTCTTCAAAATGAACATCAGTAAAATTAAAATCTGACGGAATTGGTAGAAGAGAATTTGCAGTAGGAATTAAAATTGGTGTTCCATTAAGGTATACGTCTTTGAGGCTTGCGTTAAGATAATTTTGAGTGCCTTTTGTATGGCCTTCTCTTGAAGCTGTAGCAAAACCCTCGATCTCACCTTCTCCGATCACATGAATCACTGTAGACCGTTGTGTGCTACCTAGTTGATCGCTAGGTAATCTAGGATCAGTTATTCTTGAATTTTCATTAAAACTTGGAATTGGCATTAGGCTGTCCCATCTACTTGGATCGTGTCAACACCATTTGACACAATTATACTTCCGCAAAACCTCTCTCCATATATAATCGGGACGCAAACACCACTTCTGCTGACGTTTTGGATGCCAGAAAAAGAATAATTACTTCCTTGTAATTGTGGGTCATTTTGTGAAAAAGCTTCAGCCGCAGATGAAACAGGTGGGTCAGGAATTGATGGTGTTGGTGTTATTAAAGAAGTAACACCCTCTATAGCAACACTTGTCGCCACAGCACTGGCAACTCCTCCTACAACAGGCAAAGCCGCAACAGTGGTGGCAGCAGTAGCAAGACCAGCCGTAACAGAACCGACAACAGTGGCAGCACCAGAAACTATACCTCCAACAACAGGTATAGATGAGGCAGCAGTGGCCACAGCCGCAGCACCAGCCGAAATGCCACCAAAGACAGCAGCGATAATACCAGAACCAGCCACAACTGGAATTATTTGTATATCATCTTCACCTCTTAGATGAAGCATATCTAAAGGTATGTCTTGATCGCCCATTTTTATTTTGTAATGATGCTGATAAAAATGATTTTCTAAATGAGGATAGTTGCATAATAAAAACTTTATTGCTTCAACTGGACTTGCAACATCAGCCACAAAAGATGCTTGTCCTAAAAATTTTCTGAGTTTGCCATATATTTTAATTTTTTTAAGAGTCATATCTATAAACTTTTTTTGTTAATTTTTGATATTGTAAATCAAATATCTCTCTACAACTTAGCTTACCAATAACATGATGCAAAATTGTTTGATCTCCAATATATAAACCAACATGATTTAATTTATTATATATTCCCTCCATAAGCAAAACATCATTGATTTGTATATCTTGAGGATCAACCTCTTTAAAATTTAATTTTGGCAAAGCATATTCAAATTCTGGATTTTTTGCAAAATCTTTAATTGTTTTTGGTCTTGACCATTTTTTTATTTCAATATTTAATTTTTCTTTGTAGTAGTCACAGATGAGTGACCAGCAATCCATAATGCCCCAACTCCACTGTCGTCCATATAAACTGTCTGGCTGCCATCCTGATGGCTCAAAACTGTACCAATCTTTTATGAGTGGACTATAAATATGCCATTTAAGACCTATAAACTCACAACTAGCTTTATCAGTTTCTGATGGATAAATTGAGCCTGTTGGATGTGAATGTACCAATCCAATTATCTCACCTGTATCTTCGCACTCTGCCCAATCATCAGGGTCAATTATAAAATAATCAAAATTTTCAACAGATAAGTTTTTGCATGGCCAGTATTTTTCTTCTCCTTTTATAAGAGCTAACAGACCGCATGACTCATCTGGTAAACATTCTTCTGCGTGTTTTTGTGCTTCAATTTTCCAAGTCATGTATTTATAAATGTTCCAACACCATCAAAATCTTTTCTAGTAATTTGTCTTTTTGGAACTCTTACACCCTGAAGATCAAGAACAGAAACACATTCAAACTGAACAAATTGTCTATTTTCTACGGTTTTCCTATCTATAAAATATATTTCTTTTGGCAATTCATTTGCATTTGGCGTACCAAAAGGGTTAGTAGCGGGAAAAAAGTTTATATTATCCAAGCTGCTTGCAAGCACTCTACGCCTTGTAAATTTTGCCCCTTGTAAATCATTTTTTGGAGTCACGTTATTTGTATCAATTATCAAGGCAGAAACAAAGCCAAATGCGTTAGATATTGTCAATGTTGGTCTTGGAAGTGACCCTCTTCCAGAATATTCAAATCCCTCTGCTTGTATTGGAAATTTATCGTAAACATTACTTTGCCACATAATACTGTTATTTAATTGATTTGTTCCAGCATGAAATCTGTATATTTCAGTAGAACCATGTAAGAGAGTATTTAATTCAACTTCAAATAATTCAATCACCGCAGTTGGATTAAGATTTTGTAGCTCAGATGTAGGAATAGCCATTACGGTTCAAAGACTTGTACAAAAGTTACATTTATAATAGCTCTGTTGTTATATGGAATAGATTTCGTTTTTTTTGTGCAGATAAATTTTAAAGAACTAGATTCATCTGTAGGAGTGTAATCAAAAGATGCTTGATCTATATCTCTAGCATTTAAAAAAGTAAAAATTGTATCAGATTCACTTTCGGTTACATTAAATGTTAAATCTAAAGTCATAGGACTTTGATTCTGAGGCAAGCCAAAAAGTGTGCGGTGTTGGTAGCCATCACCCAAATTTACAACTACTGCTTTTGTATTAATTGTTTTTGTAGATCCGTAGATCGGTGTAAAGTTTGGAAATGTTGCCATTATCTTGCTAATAAACCTCCAGATCTTTTTTCTTTTATTAGTTGAGCCTGTACAGCAGCCCCAATAACAGCCCCTAATTGTTGCGCGTCTGTACTATTACCAGATACTGATGAACCAGAGGCATCTACTGATACGTTAACAATATTTGTAGTATTGTCACCTCCATCAAGTTTGTTGTTAGGGATAATTGTACCAGCAACTTTTGGAACAAATAATTCTGGCCCACGTTCACCAACGATAGATGCTTTGCCTACTGGCGGCCTACCACCGTCAGCAAATAGACCTCCTAAAAGCTTACCAACAAATCCTCCAATTCCTTTACCTTTGCCACCAGAGGCAGACTTACCAAAGTTTTCTCCAAAGTTACCTAATATTTTATCAATCTGCGCGTCAATAATTTTATCCCTAATTTTATTCAATACATTTGTCATTGCTTGTCCAAACGACTGTGCGCCAGTTATTGCTTCCCTTAAATTATTTTTTATACTGCTTTCAATCTCTTCTCCTACTTCAGTCATTTTATCTCTAAGTTTTTCCGCTTCCTCTTGATTTTTCCTAAGTTGTTCTTCCTGTTCTTTTTTTAGTTTATTTTGTCTTTCCATCTCTGCTGATGTTTTTCTTTCTTCATCTAATTTTTCTTTAATTGGCCCCATTGCGTCTTTATTTGCTTGAATCTGTCTTTTAAGTGAATTAATTGCTCTTTTATTATTATTCTCTTGTGCTGTAGCTAATCTTTTTAAAAGTTTTTGTCTTTCAATAAATAATTCATTAAAAGCACTTTTTAAAGCTTGCTCATCACCTTCTTTTAGTGCTTTATTATAATTTTTTTGTTCTTTAGTTGCTTTTATCAATTTTGTTGCCAAAGTTCCAACACCAACAACAAGCAAACCGATACCAGTAGTGGCTATTGCAATTTTTAATGCTCCAAGTGCAAGAGTTACCTTTCCTATGCCACCAGCTGCTAATAATGAGGCCGCTTGCATACCTGTAAAACCACCAGAGGCAATAAGACTTTGAACACCGACCATATTGATTTTGACTAACAATGCCGTCAATGCACTTGTCACTATTGGAATACCTACTGCCAAAAGTTTTGCAGCAACAGCTATTTTTGTAAGCATGATTGCAGCCTGACCAGCATCAGACTTTACAAACTCAGTTATTTGAACAATAAAATCAGTAAGAAGTTTGGTTACAGACTCAACAGCTGGTCTTAATTCATCACCAAAAGCTCTTGATAAATCTTCCGTTGCATTACTAAAGTTTTTAAATACTTGTGTTGGATCATTTTTTAATAATTCTTTTAAAAAACCACTGCCTTCATTTCCGACTTTTCCTAAAGCTCTAAGAACTACATCACTTGTCAATTTGCCTTCAGCAGCTAATTTTTTAAGCTCTCCAATAGTTACACCAAGTTCAGCAGCTATAGGAGCAAGAACTGTTGGTACTTGTTCTGATACACTTCTAAATTCATCACCAGCCAGCCTTCCTGAGCCAAGAGCCTGTGCCAATTGCCTAAATGCGTTTGATGATTCTTGAGCAGATGATCCAGCCAGTTTAGCTGCTGTATTAAATCCAAAAAATACAGTTCTTATATCATCAACTGATGTTCCGAGTGGGGCTAACCTTGCTGTTATATCTGTAACCCCTTGCAAAGCTTCAGTTGCACTTAATCCAAATGCTTTTTGTGCATCTGCCGCAATCTGCTGTGACTTTGCAAAGTCTGAACTATTTTTTGTAAGTAATTTAAGTCTTACATTTAGTTTTTCAAAATTTGCTGATGTGTTTACCGCTTGCCTTCCGACTAAAACAAAACCTGATGCAACAATCGCATTTCTTAAGCCACTGAATGAACTTTGTAATTTGTTAGTTTGATTTTGTACACCATTTAAAGCCCTAGTCGCACCACTGGCATCAACTCTTAATCTGACGACTGCCTCTGCCACAAATAAAAAAAACCTTTACTCTATATTACCTTGAATTGCGTTTTTGTCGTTGCAACGCTTTTTTTTCTTCGTCAGTTTTTACTTCATAATATCCAGCCCAATAGATAAGCTCTGCCTCAGTCATATTCATTCTGAGTTCTTGCACTGTCTTACCGAGTTCTGTTGCTAGGAAAAACTCAAATCTTAACCAGCTATCCCCAACTATTCTTTTTTTGCTGTATCAATATCTAATTCAATTTCATTTAAAAATAACTCAAGCTCATTTAATACTTTTTCTGGAAGCTGTCTCTGTAACATAGGGGCATCTGACATATCAAAAGCAAGTGAGCCATCCTCTTTTTCTGCCATTTGACAAAGAAGTTGAGTCGATACAACTAAAGCATCTGCATTTGGGCCAGATAATTGTTGTGCTTTTACTCTTGCATATCTTGTAATAGGTCTGAAGTATAAACTCATAATGACTTCATTTTTTGAGTTTTTTACATCAAATTTTCTTCTTGTGACCATTTCATCTTGAAAAGCCCCAAGAAGTACGTCTGCGGATCTTTGTGTTGCCATAAATAATTGCGAAGAATTTTACTTTTAGACTGCTGATGTGATTGCGCCAGATGGCTTAAATGTAATGTTTATTGTACTTACATCACCTAAAGCTGAACCTTGCTCAAAGTTTGTAATTAGACCAGCAAAACTAATTTTTTTTGTTGCCGCACCACTATCAGGTAAAAGCTCAAATGTAGCCGTTGCTGGGTCGCCTGTAGTTAAAATACCGTCCATGAAAGTTGCAGTCTCACCAGAGGCAGCGTTGTCATACTGGAGAACAGCAGTTCCCTCAGCTTCAATTAATCCACCAAC